TTGATCCAGTAGCAAATCCAGATATTATGAATTTTAGTATTACATTCTATGATACTGACGATGCTAATCAGCCATTTGACCTTGGTGGTCCAGCTCCAGCTGGTGTAATAGGATTTGGTACGAATGCAGGAAATGCATGGCAAGGTGTTACAGTATTTCTAACTTATGTATCTGAAAATTTGCCTAATTCAACTGGACGATCATACTATAATATTCATTCAATTAATCAATTTATGAGCTTTATCAATACTGCAATCAATTATATCATTAGTATATGGACTGGTGCTCCTATTGCTGAAGATTCTATGTATTTTAGTTATGATCCAACGACACAGTTCTATCAATTAACAATGCCAAATGCATTTTACGATCCTGACTCAACTGTAGAGATGTATACAAATTCTTTTCTAGAACGTATTCTAGATGGATTCAGATGGATTTACCTAGGTGTTCCATATAGTATTGGTGACGCTAATTACACTGGTATGGATTATCAATTTGTTCGACAAAATTATCCTTTTAATCAGAATGGGGCAATGGGCCCATGGACATTTACAACTGAATATTCATGTGTTGCTAATATGTTAGACGTTCATTCCATTTTAATTCAAGCAAATAATGGTGATCTACAAAATGTTAGACAACAAGTAGTCCCCTTGGCAGAGAGTATATCAGCAGTGACAACTAATAAATCTTTGAATTTACCAAGTTTATCGGTACTTAAAAACTTAGATATAGATTTCACTAATTTGGCTTTAAGTAGTATTAATAACTGTTTTATTCAATATGAATCCGCAATTAATGCCTTTCCGATTAATACATTTGGTAACGGTCCACTAAAAACGATCAGCCTACAACTATACATTCAAACCATTGACAATTCGACTTACCCATTGAATATACCAGCTGGATCTGGATACGCAAATGTTAAGATTTGTATCAAGAGAAAACTGAAAAATAAAACTTAAAAAAGAATGAAATGACTTAAAGATATGATGCTAGTATAACCATATAATAATGCAAATGGAAACTGAAATTACGAACACATATCAAAGTGGAAAGATATACCAAATTACAGATAATGCGTATACCAAATGTTATATTGGAAGTACGATAGAAAAGTATTTGAGTAATAGAATGGGTAGCCATGTAAGTGGATACAAAAAATGGAAATCTGGAAAACGAAATTCAAAAACAATGTCATATGAATTATTCGATGAATTTGGAGTACAAAATTGTAAAATAGAACTAATTGAGTTATTTCCATGTAATTCAAAAGAAGAATTGAACAAGCGCGAAGGATATTGGATAAAACAATCTGAATGTGTAAATAAACAAGTTACTGATAAAAATAATAAAGAGCATAAACAAGTTGCTGATCAAAATAATAAAGAGTATATAGATGAAAATGAAGAAAAAAACACATATCAAAATGGAAAGATATATAAAATTACAGATAATGCGTATACCAAATGTTATATTGGAAGTACAATAGAAAAGTATTTGAGTAATAGAATGAGTGGCCATGTTGGAGGCTATAAAAGATGGAAAGCTGGAAAACCTAATTCGAAAACAATGTCATATGAATTATTCGATGAATTCGGAGTAGAAAATTGTAAAATAGAACTAATTGAGTTATTTCCATGTAATTCAAAAAAAGAGTTACATAAGCGTGAAGGATATTGGATAAAACAATCTGAATGTGTAAATAAATTTATTGCCGGTCAAACAGATAGAGAATATTACGAAGAAAATAAAGAGGAGATACATATAAAACAAAAGATATATAGAACTGAAAATGCTGATAAGGTCAAAGAATGGTTTGAAAAGAATGCAGAGACTCTAAAGGAGAAGCGTATTAAAAAGTATAATGATAATAGAGATGATCAATTGGAAAAAATGAAGAAATTTCGAGAAGAGAATAAAGATTATTTTATTAAATATGCAGAAGAACATCGTGAAGAGAAGAATGCAAAGGGAAAGCTATACTATGAAGCAAATAAGGATAAAATTTCTGAAAAAATAGTTTGTGAATGTGGAAATACATATTCGAAATATCATAAAAGTAGACATTTTAAAACCAAACAACACATTGAAAAACTCGCTAATGGTGTATGATAATTTAATATAAAACAAAAATAATATAGTAATTAATTGTATTATTATAATTTTCTAATCGGATATTATAATAAAATCAATGTCATTGTCACAAGAGCTTAATTTTGTTAATTCTGTGGATTCGAGACTTCGTATAATCGAGGGAAAGAAGCCAGAATACACATTGCCCTATGGCATTAAATCCCAAGAGTTTCTCAATATGCCTTCGCAAAATGCATCATCGAACAGTGGAACACAGTATACAATTCAATTGGGAGCTAATCAAATCCTCTCAAACTACCTTGTTGAGGAGGTTCCAATCGTCGCAACCTTCACATTCGTTAATGCAGTCGGAGCCGGCGCCGCCGTGAGACCATTTATGGGAGCTGGTTTCTCTGTTAGATTCGATCCATTAGATAATATAAGTCAAAATATCAACATGGTAATTAATGGCCGTAGTATCAATGTGAATCCACAGGATGTCCTACAGCCATTATTTTCATTCAACAAGGACGTTGAGTACAATAATGTGGATTTAATTACTGGTTCGATGCTTGACTGTTTTACAGATCTGGCCGCTGCGAATCCTGTTGTTTTTGAAACACAAGCTGGATCTCTTCGTAATCAAATGTTAGACTACTTCGCAGCGACTGGTAAAGAGAATACAGGTCGTCTTGCTACTTTAGAAAATCTAGCAATTGATAACACACTTGTTCCTAATGATGGCAATCCATACAATCGAATTGTTTCATTTACTATAAGACAACCTGTTTGGACTGGTGTAACATCGTTAATTAATCGTAATAGTGACGGTTTCTACGGCGCGACCAATTACCAAATCACGCGTACATTCGTTAATAATATTGCTTCTCGATTATTTCAGTGGGTCTGTCCAAACGTTGCAGCCGGCGTAAATCGTCTTCTTTGCACTAATGTCAACGTAACGATTCCAAATAATCCCATATTATACTACAATACATATACACCTGATGATAACTTTGTACCACCTAAATCTACATTTTATCCAATTGTAGACTATGGTACGTACAGTAATACACAAGGTGCGCCAACCGCTGCCGGAGCAATTTGCCCAGCTGTACAGAGTCAAACACTATCACTTTCAACTGTGCCACGTGCTATATACTGCTGGTTAGCAGTTCCCAATGCTACTAAATCGATTGTAGTCAATAATCCTGCAGGTGGTAATTTCGCATATAATGATGTATTAGACTGGTCAGATTGTCCAGGTTACCAGGCAACTTATTTATCACTTTCTTTCAATGGTACAGGTGGTATATTTTCAAGCATAACGAGTCCTATTCAATTGTACGAAGAGTTCATGGGCCGTCAAGGCTATTGCAAACAGTACTGTGAAACAGGTTATGTTACTGCTATCCAACAAGCCAATAACGGTGTTATGAACATTGGTACCTATGGTTCAGTTATACGTATCGATGGCTCACAATTGCCACTTGATTGGACAAAATACACGATTGGATCGACATTGAATGCAAACTTACAGGTAACAATGCGTGGAACAAATTTAAGCTCTGTTGCCAATACTCCAACATTGTTTGTTCAAGTGATAAATGATAATCTGTTGGAAATTGATGGTCCTACTAGTGCACACATATACAATGGTCTATTGAATCCTGAAGAAGTTATGGCAATCCGTAAGAGTGCTCCTTATGATAATAGCTATCAACCAATTATAGGTTCTGGTCTATTCGATAAATTCAAGGATAAATTGAAGCGTGTAGCAAAATATGTAGTCGATAATAGGGATAAAATATTACCGCTCGTAAAGGGTGCTGTAGGCTCAAAATTACATCATAGACGTCATCGATCACGAAAACATGGTAGTGCTTTAGTTGCCGGTGCTCGTCGTCATCGTCGTCATCATCTCCGTGGCGGTAATCTAAATGATAATGAAAGCGATTCATATTCTGATTCTTATTCTGATACAGATTCTTATATGGATACTGATTCAATGGATTATTCTTCTGAAGATGAACATGAAGCTCCTAAATCAATATTAAAAGGTGGAAAGCTTATATCGAAATCTGCTCTTCAAAAGCGATTGAAGTAAAAAATATATTATTTAATTAATTAACTTAATTGAATAGTCTTAAATTTAAAGGGAATATTGTATGACATTGTTTAATATACAATTGT